AGGAGTAAAATATGTAACACTACATCCTGCCTTTAGTTCTGTTGCTGCTGATGTTGCGTTAAATGCTTTAGTCAAAATTAAACCCTCTCCATCATCTAAGTTTGTTATACGCATATACTTTAAGTCTTCTACATCAAAGTTTGCTCCATCACCTGCACTTGCAAATGTTGCCAATGTTACTGTTGTTGCTGCTGGTATAGTATGTATTCTTTTAGATACATTACCTACACTTGTTAATTCTTTACTTACTGTTTGGTCATAAGTTGTTCCGTTAATAGTAATCGTTTCCGTTACTGAAACTGTTAGTGTTGCTGCTGTTACTGTCGTTGCCATTTTTTTTTATTTATTTATTTACATTGTTTCACCTGAACATGCACCTGCTGTCCAAGAAACTGTGATACTAAAATTAACTGCCCAACCTGATACTTGACTATCAAATCGCTCTGTAAAAGGTTCACAGCTTACGTTATCATTCATTCTAAAATCATATTCCATGTCATAAGAAATACCTGTAGCTGTAAACCCATGTCTGTACAAGCTAACGTAATCACCAACATATTGTAGGGTATCGCTTAAAACATCATTCTCATTACTTTCATCTTTTGATACTAAGTCCATTACATACAGTCTAAAATTGTATGTTAATTCTCTTTTTGTAAATGCAGTATTTTCAATAGATAAAAAAGCCAAAGGAAATAATTGTGTTTGGTCTATATCAATTTCAGATATATCTCCAAATCCTCCTTGCTGTACATAATTACTATCATCTACTAAATATTCATGTAACTTTATTAGGTTTTGTAGTGTTACGTTTTTTTGGACTAACCCCCAATTATTTATAAACTCACTCATTTCTTAATACTGTTTAAGTCTTTAGCATAACAAAGGAATGTGAACACCTCTTCTGCTAATTTATTTAATACTTGTTCTATTTTTGTTATATCTCCTTGTGCTAAATTATAAATTACGCTGTACCAACCCCATTTTTCTCCAAACTGCTGCTCTGCGTCTTTAAAGTTTTCAACCTCGTCTTTTGTTTCCTGCTCAAAGATGATAGCAAAACGCTCTGATATTCCTTTGCGATAGTCAAAAAAAAACCTGACGCTCCATTTACTGTTGCTATGCTTAATGTGTTCTTAAACATTTCTGCTCTTTCTAAACATTTGCTGCTATCATAATCTTCAATAGCATATTTTTTACCTTTACTTTTTGTTATAGGTCTGTATAATATAGCCATTACCCTGTGTATGTTCTTCCAAACATCTTGTAGGTAGTTGTCTAAATCAACAAACTCTGCCATTGTCATGTCTTTTAAATTAGGATGGAAGCCATAATCAACATCATCAATGGTTATTTGTGTGTTCAGAGTTGTATTAATTTTAACTTCTAAGAGTTTAGAAATACATTCCGAAATAGCATCAATATCATTCTTTTTGCACTTTTCAAGTAACTCAAATGGTGCGTTTGTTAAAGCACTAATCATGTTAATTGTTTGTGTAGCTTCATCTCCTTCTGCATCCATAGTCTGCATTATCTTCTGATAGCTTCCTAAACTTACCTCAGTCCACTTTTGAGGTATGTAATAATCTTTTTCGTTAAGTGTTAATAACATTTCTTTAAAGGTTATCTATTAGTAAATATAAAATTTTTAAATTTGGTGCGTATTTGCTTAGAAAAGAGAGGGTAGCTATTTTTCATTGTTTTGAAAGTTACCCTCTTTTATTGTATAAAGTATTTTCCTAGGTTAGGTTTTAACTCATAAAACATCCTCATCATTAAAGCATCAGAGTAGTCAGGTGACCTACCTATCATTTGTTTTATTTTCTCTTTTGGCACTATAGCTAACTTAGTATCTTTATCTATCTTATCCCTTCTAACCTGTTCTAGTTCTTTTGTAAGAAAATCTTTTATTTGGGTATTGTTAGTTTGTAAATATATCTTTCCTGCGTTTATGTACTCTGCTAATTTATAGTAGCATTGTGTTTTGAGGTTTTGATAGTTCTCATTATTAATCGCCTTTCCGTTGTTTACAAACCCTTTACAACGGAGTATATCACGAACCCCACCACCAACACCATCATCATCAACAATAATGTTGCTAAGGGATACCCCTTCTGCTCTTTGTAATTCTCTAATTTCATTTGCTGCTTCTGTTATTGTGTTAGTATCTAATACCTTAATCTTTTCTGCTCTTAATCCGTTCCAATATATAATAACTGTTTTATCTTTACCAAAACGAGCAATATCTGCACTAATGTATTTACTGCCATTTTCTACTGTGGTGTTATCATACATATTTAAAATAGCATTATACTCTATTAGCTTGTCCTCGCTGTCGTCATACTCCCAATTACCATATAACAACCTTTGCTTACTTATCTCATCAAGTTTTAGTAGCTGTTCTTCGTAGTGTTTAGAGATGTGTATGTTGTCACTTGCTAAAGCTTGTATAAACTTCCTGTGATTTGGTAATAAGTCTTTTTTGTATGGTAGATAGAACTCATTATATACCCAATTCTTTGCAGGGTTACAACTCATAAATAATTTAGGGATAAGGTTTAACTCGTCTAGCTTGTATCTTATCCTTGATGATAATATTGCTTTAGCTTTTTGTGTAACCTGGTTGCACTCGTCAATAAAAGCCATAGTAAGTTCAAGGGAACCAAGACTGTCAAAATTAGGGTCGCTAGGATAACTGAACAAATCTTTAAGAATAACTTCTGAACCATTATAAAATGTTATGACATTTGTTGAACCATTAAATGTGTAATCTTTGTTTGCTTTTAAACCCCACTCACCACAACACTGCCAAAATGTAGCAAGGGTAGTTTTCTTTAAGGTGTCAAGTTTACTACGACCAATTAAACACCTAATGCCTTTATACTTAATACAAGAGTAGATAATCCATGCACAACCGATATATGACTTACCACCTCCTGCACCACCACCAAATAATACCTCACTTGTTTCATCATCAAACAAATATCTAATTGCTATGCTTTGTTTAGGTGTAAACTCTGCGTCAATCTTCATCAGTTAGTTTAATGTTAATTTGTACAGGTTCATCATCAGTAGTCATATCCATTTGTTGTTTCTCCCAATACCCACGTTTTCTACCTTTTGTCTTTAAATAGAATATAGTAGCACTTGTATTGTTTTCTGATATTTGTTCAAATAGTTTACTCTCTGCGAAATCCAAACTAACATTTTCTAACTCTCTAACTTTCTTAGCAAAGTCCAAATCATTCTTTACCCATTTGTAAAATGTACTACGAGGTGTATCAGTCATCTTACAAGCTGTTGTTACAACGCCTAAACTCTGCTCTAAGGCATCAAGTACTGCTTCCTTTTTTATATGTCTACTTTTGTCTACCACAACATTCACATTTTTCAGGTAGTTTGTCTAAGTTAAATCCAAAATCTATTGACTTAAAACCCCACTCTTTTAGTGTTTCTACATCAAACCAATTAGCTAATTTATCCTTGTCAAATTTACCACCTAGTTTATTTAACTTTATATTAGTTGCAACCTCTTGTTCATAATTATATTCCACTTCTATACAGGGTAATGTTTCCATACCCAACTCTACTGCTATACTATACCTTTGATGACCTCCAATAATTATATTGTTTCGGTCTTTATGCGTGTTTATTACTAATGGCTGCAATATGCCTTTTTCTTTTATATCTGCCTTTAATTTATTGTATTGTGATTTGCTTATTTCCCTAGGATTATAATCGGCAGGTATTAGTTCCCAAGTGTGTTTATCAATTATCTTCAATCTGTTCCAGTTCAAATGTTAAGTGTGCTATGGCTTTCTTTAAATCTTCTTTACCTCCATCATTATGCTTATTTTTACTACGCAAACAATATGTTACTGCTGTACCTACATTAAATGTTAAGTCAAATTGATATACAACATCTCGTGCCATCATTCCGTTCTTACCTATATAATAAGCAGGTATCCTTTCATCATCTTCACATTCACAATCTTTGTTTCTGCAATAGTCGTAATAATATTTACTTTTTCCCTCCATCTTTCTTTTTTGTTTTCTTTTTAGGTTTTATTACTATGCTTTCAATAAACTTCATACAAGTGCCTAAACAGCTAGAACAGCTTGTAGTATATCTATACCTTGTTCCTTTTAGTTCATTGTGAAATTTAATCATCTCTACCTTATAGTGATGGCTTTTAGCTGTGCCTGTTTTAATGCCTTCCCAAATATAAGCTGCTTTTTCTTTTTGCTCTTTATTTAATTTCATTCCATTTATTTTTAGGACAAGTTTCTGTTTTCCATTTAGCTTTAGTTTCTATCGGACAACCACAAACTGTACATTCATATTCTACATAAT